AAAAGCGCACTAACGCAGATATCTTCACCATTATGGGTGTTCCATATCCGCGTGAAACAGGACTCGCAATTCGCATGATGAAGGCTTGGGAGTCTGGAAAAACTGACGGTCGTTCAGTTGATTTAACTCATGACCAGATGCGGTCTATCTATAATAATGAGATAGACGCTAATGTTCTTGAGTTGTGCATTAAAAAAGCAAAGGCAGTTAACAAGCACACTACATATCCGGTGGCTCAGTTAGTTGCTCTAATGTACCTTGCTTGGAAGCAGGGTAATTCGGAAAAGATTAAGCAGTTTGCAGATGACTTAGCCGCTGGCTATGGCAAAGGTGTTCGCGCACCTGTTCGTCTGTTGCTTAATACGGTTGCTCGTATGCGTATGGATCGGACTATTCAGATTACTTCGCATATGTATTCTGTGTTGCTCATTCGCTCATGGAATAATTACTTGGCAGGGAAAGCATCAGTCGTATCCGATATGAAGGTCGGACTTGACGATGCCTTGCCACTTGATACATCCAAGTAACTGCAATAATCGTGCCAAAATAGATAAGGGGCTGGTTTTTACGCCAGCCCCTTTGTCGTGGAAGGGAACAACTTTCCTGTTCCCTTTCTATTTATACCATCCTACAAATTTAATCAACGTCTGTTTTGTTTTTTTCAAAACATTCTACAGTTGCCGCCGCATAACCAGCCTTATCCACCCAACTGTCGTAATGGTCGGGTGTTTCGATTAAACGTGCTGTTTTCACCAAGTCCATACACAATCCCACCTCATGCGGCTGGACTTCAATCCCCAAGACTACAGACCACAAATTCGCTATGCGAGTAAAATTATCAAGAGGTGAGCCATAATCCTCACCCCTTGCGTTAATCGCGTTCTGAGCCTCACTGAGCATCAGTGCGCCCTTTCTGGTAGTTGACCCCCTAGACATCAGAACGGCGCGTCACTGAGCGCCATAGGCTTCTCAGGGAAGTTATCCTTGGCGTTGCTCATGGAGTAGGTCATAGAAACTGGGTCAAAATACAACTCTGCTACCCCCTGCTTTCCCACCCAGTTAAAGCGACACTTCCACACATGAATTTCAGACATGGCAGATGCTACTGGGTCAGGTCGATGAACCGTGATGCCTACATCAGCTTTAGCAAACCATGCGGCAGATCCAGAGATGTCATACCCCTTCGGCGGCGGAACCTTACCGTCAACACCGCGCAACATTTTGGTGGGGTGAGCGACAAACCATAGATGTAAATCGTGACTCATGGCGAATACCCGTAACTTGGTCAGCATATCTGATATCCAGCCTGTTTCGCTCTGGTCGCCCTTGTCCTGTTGGATGTAGTTGTATGGGTCAATGACCGCACCCCTCACACCCTGCCGCATCACTGCAATCTTTAGGCGTTCAATAATCCCATCAACGGTAGCCATAGCACCATCGTTCTGATACAGAAACGAGAAATGATTTTTTACAAACCGTTTACCCTCGTCCAACTCTTCTTGCGTAAGTCTGGGCGTGTGTCCCGCAAAAAATGGCTTACGCATACGCTTGGATATCAGCTTTGCAATATGTAATGGTGGGTCATTTTCAAAAGAACAAATGGCAAACTTCCAGCCGCGCTCTTCTGCCAAGTTAATCATTAACTGGTCTACGAACTCAGACTTACCTGATGACGGATGACCAGTAACCACTGTTAGCTGACCTTCGACAATCGAATAGAACTCATCGACATTTGCATAACCAGTCGATGCACCCCTACCCATTCCCTTCTCATAAAGCGTATCCAGCTTGTCAAAGAAATGGTCAGGCTCGTACAGTCCAGACACAGGATAGGGCGAACATCCCGCGATGACTTTTTCAAAGGCTTTGCGGCCTTTCTTTACCAACAGGTCGTTGGCATCTTTTATCCCATCGGGGAACTCAATTACCCAGCACTTATCCTTGCCTATGCGTCTGGCAATCTCTTCACCCATAGCCTTGCCAGCTTCATCGTTATCTGTGGCGAGGATTACTTTAGGTGCGCTCTCCAGCTTATCTTTGGCATCCCATAGGAAGCGGAACTTATTGTCCTCTTGTGGGTCAATCTTGCCATCGACAACCTTCATCACTGCACCATTCGGAACGCTCACCACGTTCTCAAATCCAGCTTCAATGAATGACAGGGCATCCATCTCGCCCTCGACAATAAAGATATCGTCTGTCGGATCAAGGTTATCAAAGTTAAAGAAGTTTGCTGGTGCGCCGTTGCAAGAGAAGCCTTTGTCTTCAAGCGCACGGATCTTCGCCGCATAGGTCTTCCCTTTGTTGGTGTATGGGAACACCACGCACTCGACTTCTTTCTGCAAACTGTTTATGAAATGCCGCTTGGACTGTATGCCAGCGGCCTTAGCGGTGTTTTCTGATATGCCGCGCTTATTCAGCCATTCGATAGTGTTGTCAGATAAATCTGCGTAGTCATGCTTTACAGCCAAAGGCATTTTTGTTGTCCCCCTTTTGATTGGTATCTGTTTTTCTTCAAACGGCACAATACCGTTCTCATCACAGTGCCAGCAGTTATACAAGATATCACTGCCATCAACTTTAAGGGATAGCGTTCTCTGACTTTGGTTGGCTTTTTTTCTTTGGCTTGAACAGAACGGACAAATAATTTTGTGTTGTCCAGACCCAAGGCGATATGCCGCCCCACGAATAACAGAATCTTGCATAATTTTTCTCCACGACACACCCAAGATATGCCGCTGGAAGATTTCTGTCAATCGGGTTTTTTTGAATTAGAATTAGGCGATGTTGAAAGCAACTAGTTCTTCTAACTAGTTATATATTTATATATATAATAACTAGTTTACTAGTCAGTTCTTCTTGTCCACTAAATCTTTTAGTTTTCTGCCTTTGTATCTAGCAATAGCTGGCTTGGATTGTAGGATGCTATAAATATTGGAGCGCATTTGAGGGGTGGCAACCCCAGCATGGTCGCACACTATTTCAAAGTCTTCACTGTCTATCCACTCAGCTACAGACTGTTTATGCTTTGGGTCGTCAAGATATGCGTCTGATATCGCTTGGGATATCACCGCCCTCCAAAGATGACACTCTGATAAGTGTTCTTGGGTTTTCTCTATCAAGCCCCCAATATATATTTTTCCGCTTAACCTGTCGATCATTAGCGTATACCAACCCTTGCATCAAATCCAGAATTAGGCTTTCGTCAAGATCTGGTCTGCGGCTGGCGTAGTAAATCGCCATTTCAACGCACACATCACCAGTAAACAAATCTTTAATCGGGCTAACTTGCTCGACAAATGATTTTGCATATTTTCTTGCCTTGTCAGATTTTATCGAAGCTGGCTTGCCTTTTATCAAAACAATCTTTCGACTGTTTGCTTTTGACGCTGGCTCACCAAGCACAACAAATTCGTGTATTTTTCTTGACATTTAAGTGCCTTATTTTCTTATTGACATCTATTTGCCCCTATGCGATAACCCAATAGGAAGGAGACAACTATGGAAATCACCAACAACTTTGGACTACCGCAACCTTTTTTAGACTTTGCCAGAAATGACAAGTACAGTAAAGGGGATGCTGATATTAGCGTAACCACGCTTATCGATAGTCCAAGGGTAAATTTGATGCGCCAGCATTATGCGGCTGACAGATCTGTAGATGTCACAGATATGATTTGGCCTTTGTTTGGCACTGCCGTTCACCACATTCTTGAAACCTCAAAAGAGGACGATGTTGTCCTTGAGGAGCGCATCAACACAGAGATAAAAGGTTGGGTTCTCTCTGGCGCGATTGACCATCAGAAGATTGATGGCAACTATGTTGATATCACCGATTATAAAGTTACCAGTGTTTGGTCGGTCATTCATGGCAAGATTGAATGGGAGCGGCAACTGAATATGTATGCGCTTCTGGTACAAAAAGCCAAAGGTCTAAAGGTAAGACGCTTGCAGATATGCGCCATTTTGCGAGACTGGAACAAGCGAGATGCCACATACAAATCAGGCTACCCACAAGCACCTGTGGCTATAGTCGATATTCCTATTTGGTCTGAACACCAGCGCATTGAGTATGTCGAGCATCGCATTGAAGCCCACCAGCAATCCGCCGTGCGTTA